CCAAGTCAGATTGGACGTAAGCCAACTTTCAATGAGGCTTACGATACAGCCTTGGGTTTAAACCCAGGCCATATACCCATTCAGATTTGGAAGGCACTTCCTTGGTCATGGATGATAGATTGGTTCACTGACATATCAAATGTTATGACAGCCAACTACAACCTGATCTACTACAAGCCTTCTCGGCTTGCGGTAATGAGGACCAGTACCTCTATCTGTCGTCACAACCGCATGACCTTTGGAACTGACGGTGTCATTTCCGCGGGAACCATGTGGGCAACGTACAAAGACAGATGGGTAAACAATAGCCCATCTGCTGCACCAGTACTGAAGTTGCCGTTTATCGACAACTTCAAGCTGTCAATCCTTGGAAGTCTGTCCATCCTCAGAATTTCGGGGATGGGCAGGTAACTAAGGACTCAGTAGCCATGTTTGGTTCGACTATCGCTTTGACGATCGGCGGGGTTGGGCGTACGCTCAACCGCGTCAATCAGGACAACTATGGTAGCGAATACTCCTATCGTGGGAGTACCGATGCCATCGTCCTGAAGATCCGCCACACTGAAGACTCTGTCGACGGTGATGGCGTTGTCATGCTTCGCCACAATGTTTATGTGGAGAGGCAGTTCTATCCGACCTCAACGGATCCGATGAAGAAACAATCCTTCACGTTTACGATGAGGGGTGGGAAGAACGAGGCGCCTACAGCAATGAGCGATCTTGCGATCGCGGCCATTGCCTGGCTCTCGGCATCCACGAACGCAGCTCTCCTCGACATCTCTGTCGGGGTGAACTAGTTCACACCAACCACCCAAAAGGCCATACTGGCCTCAGGGTAAGGCTTACGGATAGGCAACGATAGTTAGCCTGACGGTGGATTTCTAACCCTCTGAAAGGAGCTAGAATGAATAGCCACGTCAACTTCGCTACTGGCATCTATGCTAGCATCATATCAGATGCTGCCGCTAGATGGCCCAGCCTGCGGACCTCTTTGGAGCGGGATCAATCTCGCCTCCGTAGAGATGTCAAAGCGAGAGGATTATCATACATAACGATAACTCTCCCGGCCCTTGGAAAGGCATTCGATAGAATGCTTGACCGTGGGTACCTCGACCCTGATCTGATTCCGCAAGGAATCTCAATCAAGGACCAGAGACCTCTTTATCTGAGGGAACTCTGGAACCTGGTCTTTGACGACGCGGGTGTGCTTAGGGAAGATGCTGACATCGAAGCTGTATACTTCGTAAGGCAGTTTTGTTACTGCTTCAAGAAGTATCGCCTAGAATGTAAGCCTCAATATGTGAAGGAAACTCTCGATGAGTTCTTCGCGATTGAAGCGCATCTACCAGAGCCTACGAAAGGCACGTGGGACGATAATGCCCCACGATGGTTCGAAAGGAGAGGTCACCCACTCTGGGGACCAACCCTTGAAGAGATCAGAACTGATCTTTTCGATGACCATCCTCGTCGCAGCTTACCTTGGGATAGCCTTCATGCTCTCTGCATGCGGGTCATCAAAGGTGAACTGGGACGGTTGCCTGACTGGGATCTGTTCCCAAGGCACGGTCCAGGGGCAACCTCCGATGGACAGCGGGGAGTCGTCAAGTACGACTTCCCTAACTGGCCTCGGAAGTTGAACGAAAGATTTCCCTTCGACTGGTTCGGCTCAGGGCTTATCGCCACTGAATACGTACCAAGCGATCGGGAAGTCCCTTCTAAGCTCATTGCAGTTCCGAAGACCCAGAAGGGTCCTAGGCTTATCTGCGCAGAGCCTATTGCTCATCAATGGATCCAACAAGGGATCTGGAGATGGCTTGAAGGACAGATAGAAGCCTCGAGGTTATTGAGGCGTTCGATCTGTTTTCGCGATCAGGACAAGCAACGCAAGCTTGCCCTGAGCTCCTCCATGGACGGTAAGCTGGCGACGATAGATCTGTCGTCAGCTTCAGATAGGCTCTCATGCCGACTTGTCGAGTATGTCTTTCAGGGCTCACCGAGCATCCTGACTGGCTTACACGCTTGTCGGTCGAGGGCCTTAACGAACTCTGTGTCGGATGATCATCCTAAGATGATCAAACTTCGCAAGTTCGCGCCCATGGGCTCAGCTTGTACCTTTCCAATCCAGACGATAGTCTTCACCCTGCTTTCTGTTTGGGCTTTACGCCTTGCAGAGAGTCGGGAGTGGGACTTCCAAGGGTTGGAAGGGGACTTTGAGCGGGTCAGCGTGTTCGGGGATGATATAATCATTCCTACGCACGCTATGGAGACCATCATGCTCGTCTTAGACGAGTGCGGACTCAAGGTCAACGCCACTAAGTCTTACGGAGGTACTAACTTCCGTGAGTCATGTGGTATGGATGCTTTCAAGGGGTTTGATGTAACCCCAGCATACATCCTTGAGGCGTATGATGGTTCCCCATCCTCGATGGCCACGACGATTGAGTCGTCCAACAACTTCCACATCTGTGGATGTTGGGAAACGGCTGATGACATCGTGTCTCAAATCCCTCTCGTTGAGAGGCAACGGATTTTCGTCCGCCGATTTGAGGAGGATGGTCCCCTGGCTCTACTTACCTTCTCCAGTGGGGTCCCCTTGGTCCAACAACTTCGTTGGGACAAGGATCTCCAGAGATGGTATAGTAGCTGGCTTACAGTAACCTCTACTGTGAAGAAAGTAAAGGGTACAGGGGAAGCCTGCCTAACTCAGTATTTTACTGAGGCCCCAGACCCGGAACTTCCGTGGTCTAGTGGGCAAGCGGGGCGCATCAAGCTAAGGAAAAGCTTGGTGCGGGTTTATGAGTAACAGCCTGATAAGCTGCCAATCATAAGGGAGGGGGGGCGTTAAGCCCCTTCCCCGGGGAAGCACG